TAGGTTAGAAATAAATTTATTCCTAGGTATGTATTTGACAATATAATCTACTTCTTCTTGGTATTTTCTTTTAGCCATTTCTTTACATATAGCATCTTCGTATTTCATTAATAATATTTTAATATCCAATTTGGCTAAATCTTTATTGTCCATTAATTTTTTCGTCGTCGTGACTTGATGAACTGGTCCAAATAATCCTTCTAATACTAACTGATGAGTTTGTGTTCCATCGAGTGTACCAGTAGTTCCAATCCTATATTTTGCTTCAGTACATTTTTCTAATATTGCCGTAAGTGATTTAGCTTTAAAATTATGTGCTTCATCGCCTATAACCATACCAAATTTTTGGAACCATTGAGGCCCTAATTTATAGATTGATTGCCATGTGGTAATAGTAACTCTATTTTTATAGTTATATTTGTCTCTACCTGCATATATTCTATGACAATTTTTATCACAATCCCAAGTGTCCTTACTTGAGTAGTCAGCAAAATCAGAATACATCTGTTCTACCAATGATGTAGTAGGGACAATTATTAACACATTATCCTCGTACATTTCAAGGTAATATCTCAATGCCATATAAATGATTAATGACTTCCCAGAAGCAGTTGGTGATAGTAAAAGGCTTTTAGTTTCTTTTAACAAGAGCGAGAAGGCATCTACTTGGTAATCCCTAGGGGTTATATCCTCTCCGTTCACGCTAGCCGTCAAATGGGCCAAAAAGGTGTCTATGTCGTGGTTTAGTACCTCGTCAGGAGTGCCATAGAAGGCATCTTCTTTACAGACAATATCGTATTGCCTTTCATTTGCGAATTGTGTAAGATACTTATATAGTCCAGTATATAAAGTTTTCTTTCTCATGTCATATAATCGTATTTTTCCATCCCACATACGATTTTTATATGCTGGCATAAACTTATAACCAGGTACATAGAAACAAAAGTGTTCTGATAACTCTTGTTCTACGCTTGGTTCTGTTTTAATTTCTAAAAAAGCTTCGTTTCGCTTTTTAACTTCAATTATGTCCATTACAATTCAAAATCTCTTAATCGGTTCCTAGTTGTATTTATATCTCTACAAAGATAATGGTTTATATACCAACACACGAAGTTAATTGCATAACCAGAATCATACCAATGAGTATCTTTTACTAAATATGGTAATTGTGTTAGTGATTGTAATTTTTTGGTAACCCAATGATACTCTGGATAACCGTAACTAATAATAGGAACATCATGCATCATACACTCAATTCCTGCTGTGCTATTCTCAATAATAGCTACTTTAGTGTGAGGTAATATATCGTGAATGCTAATGAATCCATCTATAATTTCTACATTATAGCTTTTTATTCTTTTTATAAATTCTTTTGTTGGTTTATATCTAGGATGTAATTTTAAAACTACATTTCTTTCATCTTTTAAAGTTCGACATATAGATTCTAACTTTTTAGTATGGTCGCCAAAACTAAAATTGGTTACTGTTTCGTCATCTGGCATTTGACCGATTACTAATATATGGTCGCTTTTAGTTCTTTTACCTTTTCTCCATTTTAGTAATATAGAATCATCCCATTTATTAGCTTTATCTTTTTTTAACTTATCTACTATAGACCAAGCATCAGTAAAATCAACTGCTCCAACTTCAACAGGTTCTTCAAAGGCAAGTTCTGAAGCACCAGCATATCCTATAGTATCTAGTGCAAAATAATCTGCAGATGGTGCAGTAGGTTTAAAAATAATATTAATTTTATCTTGAGTAGATATTTCGTTTAAAAGGCAATGGTTATAGATATGAACATCAGCAGATAAATCAGAAGTTTCGGTATGACCTAATTCTTCCATAGCACTTCTTATAATTGCTTCGAATTTTGAAAAATTATCGTACCGATATTGGTGTATCTTATATTCCACTAGTAAACTTATTCCATTCTATAATGTTTTTAATATTCTGATGTCGCCATTTAATGTTTTCTAGGATTTCTTTTAGTGTATCAACTATTTCTTGAGCGTATTGTATTTTGGCCTGATGGTCTTGTATCATAGGGTCAGAGTCGTAAAACTTATCCATATCACCTTTAAGAACTGTGAGTCCATTCATAGGGTCGTATGTCCATCCTAAGTCATCAATTTCTTCTTTACTCAATTTGCCGTTATAATGTAACCATTTGTTCTTAAGTAGTACCTTAAAGTCATTATCTAGTTTTCTAACTTTAAGCTTATTAACCGAATAAATTTCTAGGTATTTAGAATGGAGTTTGGCTGAGTCTCTGGCAGATTTGTCCAGGTCGATTTTGTCAATAAGACAATCTTTTTTCCACATTTCATGTATTTGTTCTAATGTATTCATAATTTCCTCATAATCATATCATATAATATTATTATACCATTAAAAATGATATATGTACAGTGTTTATTTAAATTCGTATGTGGTATATTGAAATGATACCGTAGCCTTTAAATATTCAACTTCACCTGCTGTATCAAAGGATAATTCACTAATACTTATTGGAAATACTGAATTGAATTTTACTTCCTTTGCTACGTTATTATGAGAATTCATAATTAGTAGTGTTGCATCAGATTTAAAATCACCTTTTTGGTTCACTATACGATGCATCCAATTAGTGATTTCTAAATAATTATCCATGTCTTCAGTGACATTAAATGTAATCGATAATTCAGAAAATTCTAGCCTATCGCCTGTTTCGGTAAATGTTCCGCCACGATATCCTAAATCTACGTTTCCTAAATTGATTCCTGGTAAATTTACAGCTGTGCAAAAATATTCTACATTAGCAAATTGTTCTCTATCAATAGAAAACTGAAATCCGACTGGTGATAAAAAGTTTTTGTTTGTAGTTAATGTACTCATATATCTATTTATAAGCAAAAAAGAGGGGATTTAAAATCCCCTCTAAAATGAATCTGATTAATTAATCAGGTTTACACCATGATGTCATCAATTCTGAAGATTCTGAAGTATGGGTTAGCTCTATCTGTACCAGCGCCTGATGCGTTGCCTACAAATGGATTTTGTTGCATTCCATATCTTGTTTTGAATCCGATTCTTGGTTGGAAATCACTCTCCCCAACAGCTTTAACCATGGTTAAAGGTACGTATGGGCAGTAGAAAAGACCAGCGTCATAAGGATTTGAACCTCTGTAACCTACACAAGCGAAGTCAACAGTTGCATAAGGGTCGATATAGACCTTTAATTTACCATTAAGAACACCAGCGAATGTGTTACCAGTATCATCAACATTTAAGTCTGTTGATAATGCAGGAGTGTAATCCATTTGACCAGCAGCTGCTAAAGCTGAAGCTACGTCTGAAGAAACGATTACAAAGTTACCTTTGCCTCTTCTTGTTTCTTTAGCAATTACGTTAGCTTCTCTTTCGAGTTGCATGATTAGACCTTTAAATTTCTCAACCATCCATCTGCCGTCTGAGTCTGTAGCGACATCAAAGATACCAGATACTGCTGTTGAACTTTGTGTAGCACCGATTTTAGCTTTTGTTAGAATAGTTCTAACTACTTCTCTGTTGATTTCAGCTAAGATTTCAGCAGATAAGATATTCGCTAATTCGCCTTCAGCATCCAGGCCGTGGATTGCTTTAAGGTCTTGTGCTAATTCCATTGTGTACTCAGCTTTTAAAGCTCTTGACTTAGCTTCAACTGTAGCTTTTTCGATTGAGAAAGCCATCTCGCCAAATGCGCCACCAGTATTACCTAGTGCTTCAGAAGCAGCTGTAGTCATACCAGCACCGAATGTAGAAACTGTATCACTTTCGTCAGCGATTGTTCCATCGGTATCAGCATCAGTTACTCCACCTAAACCTGTTGGTTCAGCTTGATGAGTACCAGCTCCTGAGAAGTCGGTATCAGCTTCATTAAATAAAGCCTCTGTTCCGCCTTGAGTTGAGTATTTTGATTTCATCGCGAAGATTAATCCAGTAGGTCCAGTCATTGGCTGAACACCACAGATATCATAAGCGATTAAGTTAGGCATTGCTCTTCTAACAAGAGAGATAAGCACAGGGTCAAAGTTTGATACGTTTGAACCAGTAGCGTTAGCTGCTGTTTCAGAAATCATATTACCTTGCATTTGTGCTGCTTCTTGTCTTAGGGCAACTTCCTGGTTTTCTAATAAGCGAGCTGTTACTGCTCTCTTATATCTGTCCTTAATTTCAGGTGCACTTTCGTGCTCTAAAACGGGACCCCATTTTTCTATTAATTGTGAATCTGCATTAAACATTTTCGTTTTTCCCTATAGTTATTTATTAAATTTAGTTATAGCTTGTGTGTATCTAGCCATTGGGTCTGATAAATCGATATCGATTGAATCTTCTCCAATAACACTAGCTACTTCATCAGCCGCTTCGTTAGAATCTTTAGTAAAGTATGATTCTTTAACAGTTTTAACTTTCATTTCGAAAGATTCTCTGCTATCAAATTCGATATCTTCAACTAATGATGCTAATTTCTCAGCTTCAGTTTCAGCAAGCCCTGATGATTGTTCTCTTACTACTTCGTTCTTTTCAAAATCTTGAACTGATTGATGTAGTTTGATATTATCATCTGTGGATTTATTGAGCTGCTCCTCTAGCTCATTGACTTGTGCTGATAAATCATCAACAAGGTCAACTTTACCTTCTGGAACTTCAATATAATGTTCTTTGAACACTGTTTGTAAAGAAGACATGAACTCTTCAGCAATTTCGGTTCTTAAACCATTAGTTACTGAAACTTCATTTTCCTTCATCCAATTTTCAACTACATAGTTAAGATATGAATCTACCTTCTCTACTAAGTTTGATTGAATTTCAGATACCTCTTCTTCTAGGTTTTGTGCATACTCTGCATCAAGATTTTCGATGTGTTGTGAAAGCTTAGATGTTAACACAGCTTCAAAAATAGCTCCTGCTTTTCCTTTGAATTCATCGGAAAGAGTTGCTTCTTCTGAGATTAGTGCATCTAAATCTTCGTCAAAGTCAGTTGATTCTACCTTCGCTTTAACACTTGGTGCTGCTGCTTTAGGAGCTGCATTAACAGCCTTTTTAACTGAACCGTCATCTTCTGACTCATCCATTTTCGTCATCTTTGCAAAGAGTTTTTGCGCATCTTCTTTTCTAGCTTGTTTTAGGATTTCGACTGCTGCTTGGATAACACCGGCTTTAGTTTTAGGTACGGAAACGGCTTCGGCTTTAGATTCTTTTTCTTCTTCCTCTTCTTCCTCTTCGTGTCCGCCTTCTTCTACTTCTTCCTTTTTCTTATCCTCTTCTAGAGATTCCTCGTCTAAATTCTCATCTTGAACGAGCTCTTCCTCTTGAAGCTCTTCAGCCACATCCTCTTCGACTAGATTTTCGTTTTTTACATCTTCGAGTGACATAACGTTCTCCTATATTTTAGAGTTTAGTTTAGAGAGGAAACTTTTGAATGCTTTGATTTCAACGTTTGAATCGCCTACTTTCCTAGCCCTCGTTATTTCAGTCTCAATTTCTTCAATTTCTTGTGGAACCAGCACACCATTTTCCCATATCCAATCTACGCCTTCCATTATACCATTAACAAATGCTTCAGGAGCACTAGGGTCCTGAACAATATCAACGGTTGCTAATAGAAAGTCGTTATTTACATAGGTTGTACCTTTCTTATTCACAAGACTACCCATACCACGACTTGATACCCCAAGCTTAACTCCACCCTCTAATAAACCTTTTACGATTTGTCCCATAGGGGTGTCTAAGATTGAAGCCTTTCCAACAACATTACTTCCTTCCCATTTGAGGTCTGTAATTTTGTGTGAAACTTTATCAAGATTGATAGTCGGTCCATCTGGGTGATTTAATTCACCGACCGCTCTACCAGTCTTTACTTGTTCTGTTACATATTTGTTTACCGCCGCTTCGAGAATACCTTTCTCGTATATACGGCCATTACGGTTCTTTTGGTCCGCTTGCATGAATACGCCTTCTATTGCAAGTGACTTTTTACCGTTTACTTTTTCTTCGATAACCTCTAAATCGCTATCGATGTATTCTGCTATTAATTTCATTATTCGTTATCTGCGGTTTGTGTAATAACCTCGTCTCTATTTACCATTCCTGATGCAATATCAATCTTTTTGGCGTCTAGAGCGTCGGATATCTTTTGGCCCATAGCAGTTTCAAACTCCTTTTGTGCCGTTACATTATCACCATCATTTAAAGCTTTAATTAAATTTTCAACATTCATAATTTTTTCCTTCTGTATATATTTATAAGATTACTATGCCCAACGTGGGTCATCTGGGTCAGGAGCCATATCGTCTCCAGCTTTTTTCTCTTTATCAATTTGTTTCTGGATATCTTTAATATCTTCATCGTCAAATTGTAATACATTTTTTCTAACCCATTCATTAGAAATAAATGTTCCCACATATTCGTCAAGAGCACCTAACATATCGAATCTTTCTCTCCAGATTTCTGCTTGTTTTAGCTCTGCGAAATAGTTGTCTTCGATAAAGTTATAGCTAATTTGATTCTTCCAATTATTCCAATCATCTTTAGTTATAATCCCTTTTAATAATAATTGGGTTTTTAATAACTGCATGAATATATCGGAGAATCTTTTTCTACATCTATCGATGAATTTTTTAAACTTAACTTCGTCCCTGGTTATTTCTGAAGCTCTACCTAAACTAAACTGAGCTTCTTGTTCTAACCTATTCATTGGAACATTAAGTGATTTATATAGTTTCTTTTGGAAGTATATAATATCATCAATCTGTCCTAGGTTTTCGCCACCAGGTAATGTTGAGATTTCTGTTCCTCTTCCACCTTCTCTACGAGGTAAGAAAAAGTCCTCTAACATTGACATATGTTTCTTATCGTCTTTAATATCTCCTGTTTTAGCATCATAAATCAGTTTGTTTCTATACTGACCCATAATGTTTTTCAAATATTCTTCTGCTTTACCTTTTGGTAAGTTACCAACATCGATATAGAATATTCTTCTTTCAGGAGCTCTTGAAATTCTGTAGATAACCAATGAATCTTCCATCATTCTTAATTGGTTAACTGGTTTAATTGCCTTTTGCAAATATGATAAAATTCTTTTTCTGCTTGTATCTAATACACCAGATGTACAATATGCAATTGCATCAGGGTGAATTTTTAATCCCTGATTATGATTACCCATTTTATTGTCCTGGAATAAGAAGTATTCTTTTTGCTTCTTAATTAATTTTGCACCAGTCTTTGGGTCTTCTTCCTCTTCTATTTCTTTGACCTTTCTTAATTTAGTAGGGTCAATATATCTTAATTCTTTAATACCACTTTTCGCGTTTTCAGAATCAATAATAATATGATATGGTAATCTACCATCAACATACCATCTTCTAAAAATATCGTGCGCGTATTGGTTAAAGTTTAATAAGCCTAATATGTGTTGAAATTCTTCTTGTAATGTCTTTTTAATTTTATCCGAAGCTTCCACTTGGTCTAAAACTAATCTAACGGGAACTTCTACATTATCGCCAATAATGGCTTCATTCACTATATCTTCAATAGCGGCATCGCACTCGGGCTGTGACGCTATGTCTCTGTATTTGTAAATAAGTTCAATTTCATTTTTAGCCTTGTCACCATCTAAATCTAGGTAAGCACCAAAATGACCACCTGCTTGAATTACACCAGCACCATCTTCATCTGTATTAGGTACAAATGATGGTCTGACTGTATCTACGCCTGTGTTTGAACCTTTACGTTTTATTTCAAAACCAAAAAATTCTGCCATGTTTATCCTCAAATATTATCGGAGGGAAATTAATCCCTCCTCAAATATTATTTATAACCTTACGAAGTCGTATTAGATTCCCAGTATTGAATGTTTAATTCTACTGTGAATTCTTCAATCGCTGAAGCTTCATCGTAACTTAATTCGATAGCTCCAATGTTTGTTGGATACGCTCCTCTAAAGTCGTATTTTTTAACTGGATTACCGCTGTTATCTAATTGTTCTACAATCATATCAGCCATATAATCCGTTGGGTTTGCAAGCCCTGTATTTGCACTATGTGCATTAATACCATTGCTCCATCTTTCAAATGCGTCTCTAACACCAAAATCGATATCGTTATAAACAGTAATTGTCCAAGGTTCAAAAGACCTATCGCCAGCCATGTTTAGTTTTCTTCCTCTAAAAGGAACTTCGATATTGGTAAGAACGGATGCAGGTAATTGAGCAGCCTTACACATAAATGATGTTAATTCTACATCACCCTGTGCATAGCCTGGAAAATTACATGTTACTTTGAAAAGGTTGGGTCTTGCACCGCCCCCTACTAGCTTCGATTTAAAATCGTCTATGCCTAAAATTGCCATGTTATTCTCCTATTATCCGCCAGCGACTTCAGTAAAGTCGACTCCGGTTCTTGTTGCAATAAAATTAAGAGTAATAAAGTTAATAGACCTTGCAGGCTTAACAAAAATGTCAGCTACAAATCTATTTGTATCTATTACTTGTCCGGTATTGTTTGACTCATCGCAAACCACTAAGAAATCTGTAATTCCTCTTCTGCCTTTCACATCTCTCAAGAATGGCTCTAGTAAATTTCTAAACTGAGCTCTTGTGAATTCGTCATTGAATTCAAATAGTTGTGATTTAGCAGCTGTTGAAATCGCTTTCTCTATAACAATGAATAATCTTCTTACATTAATTCTATCAAAGGCTGATGCTCTACTTAATAGTGTTTTATCACCAAAAAGCATTGTACCTTGACCTGGGAAAGAAACTAATGGATTAATCCTTGCCTTATAAAGTGTGTCTCTTTGAGCTTTAGTTGGGTTGTAAGCTAATTTTGCTACACCTAGTAATTGACCTCTATTCACACCTGCTGGTGAGAACCATGCGTCAGCTACTGAATCGGTGTTAGCACAAAGACCTGCACACAGGCCGTTACTTCCAATCCATCTATATACATCGTTGTATTTGTCATACAAATATACAGCACCACTATCTAATGATGCGTAAGATGTTGACGGTAATAAATTTGCATACGCTACAACGTCAGTAACTGGGTCTGTTCCAGTTGAATCGTCTATAGGAGGTGAAATGAATGCTATACAATCTTTTCTTGCCTCGGCTATAGAAATCAGTTTTTCTCCGATAGTATCTACACCATCAGCATCAGGTGCTGCAAACAATAAATTTACATCTACTGTTTCACCATCGGCTAAATAATCTAATGCAGTCGATACTTCGCCTGCAGTTAGGGCGTTATCAGATACTCCTAAACCTAGGTCTTCAACCAATACGGTATCAGATGTAACATAAGCGGAACCACTTGCTGCCTTCAATTCTGCAACTGTGTCTCCTGCTTTTGTTAATCCTGTATCGTGGGTTGCCCACCAGATATATTCTGATTTGTTATTAATGACGTCTTTGTAAAATAATGAAGAACCTGAACTATCCTTAGCGTCAGAAGCCTGTGATAGGAAACTAAAAGTTTCTAATACAGTTCCTCTTGTGCCAGTAAATAGGCCTTCTTCATCAATTACTGCTATATGCATTTCGTCCGCGCCTGCTGCTAATCCTTTTCCTTTTACGTAATCGGATGTACTAGGTGCTGCTTCGAATTGGCCTTTATGGGCCCATGTTCCGAATCCAGCTGCGTTAGTACAAACTTCTACTTGAAGGGAATTACCAATAGCGCCAGGGTATTTAGCAATCCATTGACCGTCTGTGCCGGTCGCTAGTGTTGCTTGGTCATACTCTGTTTCGTTAGATACGAGTCTTCCAGCCGTCCCGCCTGTAGCGTTTAGTGCTGCTCCAACTCCTCTAACCACTTTTAATGCGTTACCATACTTTAAAAAAGATGCCGCATTCAAAAAGTGTTTCGCTGTGTCTGCATCAATGGGTGCACCGAACTTTTCAGCTAGTTCGTTTTCAGAACCTACGGTTACAACCTCATGTGCTGGACCCCAGACGAATGCTCCTGCGAATCCACCAATGCTGGTTGATACGGCTGGAACTACGTTCGTTGCGTCAATTTCCTTGACTTGAACGCCTGGTGATACTTGAAATGCCATCGCTTTATCCTCTCTTTGAGTTAGTTAATAAGTTTCATAATACGTATATTCACTAGTATTATTTATAAGTTATACTATTTTATAAGCCTTAATGGTCTGTTGAATCGTTTGCTTCTACCACATCGCTTAGTATAAAGCGTTTATTTGGGTTAATTGCAACCTTAAATTTGGTCATTAATTTACGATTAACTAACATTTCGGACGCCGTGTCCTTGGTAGATAATCCTAATTCTGCATTATAACGTTTATTATTGAATATAATTGTGTGTTCTATTACTGGTCTTCTATCAAATGGTTTTAAACCTCTTTGTGGTTCAGATACATATAATACCTCGCTTTTGAAAGATGAACCATTTTTTGTCCATTTTACAAAATCTCCATCAGCTTCCATAGTGTCGACATGTAGCATAGTAGCAGTAGCACTATTACCAGTATCAAGCTTTGCTCTAATAGGGTCGTGTTCCATACCTTCTAATTGTATACTTTCAATATACCCTGCTTCTTGTCTCATTAAAGCTCTTCTGGTTCTCTCATCTGAATATATGTTTAATATATGTTCTATTGTTTCTTCATCAGAAATCTTTTTAGTGGATTTTTGAGTTTTATAATCGTAACCCATAAAGTGAGAACGAATACCAGGACTGCCGTTTACTTCTAATATATATGATGTGCCTTTATATACACAATGGTCAACACCACAATACGAAGCTCCACTGCTTCTAGCCGCATTTATAACTAATTCTTTTTCTTCGTCTGATAGTTTATACGGTCTTGTATCTGCACCTAAGTGAACATTGTTTCTAAAATCTTTTTCTTCTTTTTGTCTAACCCTTTCAGCAGCACCAATAATTTTACCATTTACTAATAAAGTTCTAACATCTGAACTTACATCTAAAAATTCTTGTAATAAAATAGATGCATCGTATTTCCATAGAGATTGACATACAGAAACTAATGAACTCATATCGTTTACTTTAGCTACGCCAACTCCTTGAGTACCAGTCAGTGTTTTAATAATTACTGGAAATTTACCACCAATTCTTCTATGAGCATCTTCTATTGATTTAACATTATTTACAATAGATGTTTTAGGTATGGTTATATTATTTCTTTCTAGTGCAATAGCGTTTGACATTTTATTACTACATAACATCATAGATTCTAAATCATTTACCAAGAAAAATCCAATAGTTTGTAAAGATGATACTAATGATTGTGAAGTTAAACTTTCAACAGCTCCACCTCTTACAAAAATAAGTGTATTACGTGTTTCTATATCTAATGAATTGTCTTCACCATCATAATTTTGAATAGTTACTTTACCAATTTCAACGTCTGACGCCGAAATGAAAGCCTCATTAACATCAATAAGTTCACATGAAATTTTCTTTTTCTTTGCAACCTTTTTAAGTAAATTAGCAAACGTGCCATCAGCATCACCATAACCTAATATGACAATTTGCATATCCTCAATAGGAATATCCTCTGTTTGCTCTGTTACTGTAAAATAATCGTTAAACTTTTCCATTAGAAGCTCTGTTTCCACTCTTGCTCGAACCAGATGTTTCCATCATCGTCCTTTATACCTTTATTTATACCTACTGGATTACCATCATCTATATAACCAAACGGTAGCATATCATCTTGTATTGCTGCTAACTTTTCTCTAAATAATAAATCTTTCATATCGATATTAGATAAATTTTCAAATATATCAGTTGATGTAAACCATGCAAATAAAACTAAATTCATCATAAGGTCATCATGGTTTGGCGGTGATGCTTGATAAGAATTACCTTTCATCACAAAGGTACTTAATTCTACAATTGTATTAGAATCGTGTATATCTATTCGTTTTGTTTCTATTAAATCTTTTATATTTGAGCATCCAATTCTTTTTACTCTTTTAGTCATCGTACAACCTAAAGCATTTGCCTTAATACTAGATTCTACAAACATATTTTCATATTCTAAATCGTAATATAATCCATTACATACAACTGAACCAGCATCGTTACTTTCAATTACTACATAAGCATCATTAAAAGTTGATGCATATTTGTATATAATGTCTGGAAATAATATAGGCGATAAAGTATTATCTCTAAATACTGCTACTTGATTAAATGGTTTTGTAGTGACATCTATAATTGTAAATGTACTATAATCTTGATTACGACCCTTAGATACGTCGACCGTCATTACATATTCATGTTCTGGTTCTGGCTCTGCATATATCCAAACATTTTCTTTATAGTATAATGGGTCTCTAGACATTTGTCGCATTAAATGATTTGCGTCAATTAATGTATTACCTCTTCCATGGAATGTATTACCAAATTCTTGGTCAAACTGTAGTTCAGAAGTATTTGCGACCGTTTGCTGTTTCCATTTTTCGTCTCTTCCTGGTACATCCCACCAATCAACTCTTAATGGCACAAATTCATTAGTACCTTGAGCCGCGCCTTCCCACAATTTGTGATATACGTTACCTACACCATTTGCAGTAGATGTAATAATAACCTTTGCGTCTGTACCAGATGAAACCACCGGATATGTTGATGTATAGAACTGTGCATCTTTTTCTACAAAGGCAAACTCATCGAGGAATAGTAAATTAATAGATAAACCCCTGATAGAACTACCAGATGTTGCAGCAGCTACAATCTTACTATTATTACTAAATTCAAGTGAACCTTTATTTAATGCTTTAGTTCCAGGCTGTAAAAAGAATGGTAAATTTTCTAGTGCAAGTGTAATACGTGCCAACATTTCTCTGGCAACTGCACCTTTGTTAGCTAATATTGCTATAGTTTTTTCTGGGTTAAATATTGCGTACCATAATAAAAAGACTACAGATGAAATTGATTTACCACTTTGTCTACAAGCTAAAACAATATTAAATCTGTTATCTTTAAATTGTTCAAACATCTTTTCCTGATAAGGATATAAATCAAATGGAACTAAACCTTCATCAAGAGAAATAACTTTTACATAAGTCCTTGCAAAATACGCTGGGTCTTGCATACACTTAGCGTATTCTTGTACTTCTGCTTTTGTAAACTGAGTTTCTACTCCGTCTCTTTTGACGGAAGGATTACCTAAGTAACCAAACTCGCTATTCTTTATCCTCTGCATCGATTACTATATTATCCTTATTTGTATCTAATAAAGCTCTTTGTAGTTCTGTTGTACTACCAACAAAAACATTATTCTGTGTTAATTTCTGCTCTTGTCTTTTCTTGTCATCTTCTTCTTTATTTAATTCTTTTTTAGCTTTCTGTAAAGACATAAGCTTTTCAGTAGTATCACCAATGTCTTTTATAGATTTAGATAAAACTTCAAATGCTCTTGGGCTTTCAGCTTCTCTGGCGAGTTGTGATAGTGCATCAAGGGATTGTACACCAGTTCTTATTAAGTCTTTATATGTTGCTCTTGAAAATTCATAATCGTCCTTTATGTCTTTTTTATCAACATAATCTTTTTGTCTTTTCACTGGCAAATTCTTTTCTAAAGAATCTTTTAACTTATTTAGTTTTTCCATTAATCATCATACGGATTATTATCAATTGTAGTTGTTACGGTATAACTTTCTGCCGTATCAGTATTACCAACTGTAAAATCCATCTCCTCAAATATGTTTGTATTATTGCTAGTTCCAAACTTTTCCAAATCAACATTAATTTCTCTAATTAAACCAACATCTCCTGTAGGTCCATAGAATTTCATTTTCATAGTAAAATCCATTTGATAGATTAATACTCTTCTTGTAACAAAGTCAGATTCATAATCATCTTGAATTGTTACACTGTCTAAAATAACTGGGACATCTTGTTTCATATCGAAACCATCAACAGGTTTAATAGTAACTGTATAATCTGGTTGGAAATATGGAATGATTTGTTCTATAATTTGTAAGCCATCATCTTGGTTTTTAACCATTGCATATAATGACATTGTTATATTGTATGAAGCATAGTTTTTTATTGTCTTTCTTTTTGTAACATCACTGCCATGTGCTTCTACTATTTTATTTAGTTTACCTAATGATTGGTTAGTATCTTTTTCTACACCAGTAATTTCAAAAGCCAATCTTGGTAGTTTAATTGCTAACGGTGCTTCAAAGCCAGCCTCTTGGTCTAACCTAGCTAAAAACTTTTGTTTAGGTCCGTATGCTAATGGTACTTTTACTTGATTAAGTATACCGCCACTGCCATCTTTTCTGATTACACTTATGTTATTAAACAGTGTACCAAAAACAGCTACTGCCTTTCTGGTTGTTGCGTGGTAAAAATGACCTCCAAACATTAGTAACTCTCCGATGGGTCACCGAACGGATTAGATTCAGTAAAGTCTATAAAATTATCTGCTACATGCTCAAACGTTACGTTATCAGCTCCACCGTCAGATGGGAATACATTATCGTCATCGTTATCGCCTATATCATATACCTTTGTAATTGTACTTGAGTAACTATTTTCAGAACCAACTATTGGCTTAGTGGCTGAAGCTACAAATTGTCTATAAGTTTCTGAACCGCTTACACCGATATTAGCAACTGTAATTTTTCCAGAATTACCAGATGTCTTAGTTACAGAAGCCACTTCAGCAAATATTGAAATGCCAGTTTCTAGTTCTTGTGTTACAGTTTCACCAACTACAAAGTGTTGGTCTCCAGTACCTAGTGTTATATTCATGGCAATTTGATATGCCTGTGATACAGTTTTATTATCTATTTCAGCAATGCCTGTATCGAAGTCTTCATCTGAGAACTCGAATAATGTACATGCTAATCTATAAACTGGTAAATTGGATAACTGGAAGAATGGTGAATCGTCTTCTACATATGAAATCTCAAAGAATGAGTTGGTCATTGGTAGGAATAGTAAATCACCTTCTAATGGTTTGGCAGCATTTTCTCTTAAACCTACTGCATGATTCCAAACTTTTCTAGAGATTACAAATTGTGCTTCATCTCTAATTTCTAATCCAAACTTAGAATATAAATCTCCTTCACCCTCAAAGCCATCAACGTTTTCGATATATGCTTCCATTAAATAAGCATCATCAAATTTAGACGCAGGGTCTTCATTTAAAATGGTATCTCTATTTACTAAAGTTCTTGGAATATAATAGACATCTTGTCCATATATTTTAAGAGACTCGACAATAAGGTCTTCGTATAAATTTTGTTCAGCCCTTACTGCCTGAGAGAAATATACATTCCTAGGCATATTTTATCCTGTATAGAAGTCGATTGGTTGTTCCCAATTCAATCTAACTTCTTCTTCTAATTTTTCTAATTCTGCTATTGCATCGTCAAATAACTGTCTTCCGTTAAATGTAACTCCGCCTGGCATTACCATTCCTTCAAATTTGAGAAGGTTTGTTCCCCATTGTTTCTTTAACAATGAAGTTAGATATTTCTTTAAATAATAATCGTTATAAACATCTGTAAATGTGTCTGGGTCGATGATACGATAACATTCAACTACTAAATAATCATTTACTGAAACTTCTTCGCTCCAAGCCATATCAATTCTTAATCTATTTCTATGTCTGTCAAAAGAAATAAATTTATTGTCATTATCAATAACTAAATCTAGTGTTGAAAGATATTGCTGGGCCATTGAGTATTCTAATAGTGAACCCATATAACCTAAACTAAACATATCGTTTAAATGCATCTGATATTTAATATCAAATAAATTATTAGCTGAATATGTATCTCGGATTGGTAACACTCTTAATACATCAGTAACTAAATCATTAATAGCAATATAGCCATTATCAATATCTGTTTGTGTTACTTGGTGTTTTAAAAATACCTTTTCAATAGCATCAGCATGGTAGTGCTGATAGAATTGTAGAGCTTCGTCTACTCTATCATCGATTTGGTCTTCATCAACATTAATTTCAATTACTGGTGCACCTAGATTTCTAAGGCAGTAATCAATTAATGTAGTTCTGCTGTTTGGTTTTGCCATTTAATACCTCGATAATAATAGTTTATTTATAGAACTATTTATAAGATTTTAGATACTATCTAATACTTATCACCAGTATATCTGCTAGACCACATTGTAAGAGAATATTTAGTTCCTTTTAATAATTCAGTACATTCATGACCATGAGTAACGGCCCCAGGGAATAATATACACCAACCTGGTGGAATTTCTTTATTAGAAATACCTTGTCTAGGAAATATTAAATCGGCTCCTTCATAATCTTCATTTAATTTAACTGAACCAGTAACTAAACTTGCATCAGTATGCAATGGTAAATCTTTTTGTGTATCTACAGAATACTTCATAATAAAAGCATCTCTTAACCCATACATTTCCATAGGATGCCAATATCTTTCAATGATAGGATATAAATGTTTTTTCCAATGTGATTCTAATTCTTCAAATAGTCCTAATTCTTTCATTCTAATTTCTTGAGCTGGAAATTTATCACCCGGCATTGGCTCCCAAGTATTTAATTTATCACCCATTTCAATTAATCTTTCACATTGAGATTGGTTCATAAATTTAACTAATAACATATCTTTATCTAAAATCTGAAATTCGTTACCTGTGGGTAAATATAACTGTGGAAAAGTTGAAGGTAATAGTTTAGCTTTTACATCTTGCAATGTTGAATAATTAAAATCATTATCGCCATTTGCATGATAAACTAATGGGCAACTATTAGTATTTGGATTATATAATTGATTATCAA